TCTTTTCCACGGTCACATTCTTCGTCTGCAGATAGCTGCCCGTGCCATCTTGGTTGACGGTTTTGAGCCACGTCGCCCAGCCGTTGCTGGCACCCTTCCAGTGATACTGAAAGATGTTGCCCGATACCACGACGTTTTGGATGGCTTTGAGTTCGAAGACATTTTTGATTTCATGCGCCGTCGCGCCGAATGGCGTGGCCGCAATCATCGCCGTGCCGTCATCCACATATGGCGAGACGGTCGCATCATGATATTCCGTGCGCACGCCGGTCGTGACGCCATGCCAGACCCGATAGACCGTCGCATTCGGATCGAAGGCCCAACTGATCGTGATGTGCCCCGGCGCTGCGAGCGTGGCATTCACTTCCGCTGATTCGGCGCTGTTTACATAAAAGACTGGATTGGCTTGATACCCGTTCGGGTTGAACGCTTGCACGGTGTAGTAATGCGTGCCCGCGGCCCGCGTGCCGCCGCCCACGGCGCCAATGGCCACGACGCCGGTCGGTTGCGGCAGGTTGCCATTGATCCACGCCGGATCGTTGCCGCACAAATTCCCTGAAATCGTGGACATGACACCTTCCATGCCCAAGACGACGCCCGCGCGCAACCCGCCAGGGATATCCGGTGTCCCCACGATGGGCGCATACGCCACGAGGCCAGACACACCGCCGCCCGTGACGCCGGTAATGGTCGTAAACGTCCAGACGCCACCAGCCAGGATGCTGAGTCCTTGTCCGATGTTGAGTTCCGATAGCGTATGGCCCGCTTCAGAGCAGGTGACGTTCACGGCCGTCGAGCTCACAATGCCCGTGCATGTCATGAACGTGCGCACGTTCGGGTCCGCGCCGCCAAAGATAATCGGCTCAGTGCCTCCGCGCAGCAGGTTATTCGTGATCGTGACTGGGCCATGGCCGTTGTAGCCGCTGATCGATTGCGAATCCTGCCCGACGCTCTTGATCTGGTCGATGTAGTTGTTGGTGATGGTGATATAGCGGCCGTGCGTCTCAATGCCGCGCTTCTGACCGCAGACGGCGCCCCCGTGGATATAGCATTGGTCAATCGTGATGTTGTAGGGCTCCTGTGCGTAGAACTGCTGCGTGGTGCCGCCCGCGCCAATCGTCACAATCGAATTGAAGCCAAATGGCACGCCGGGCAGATTCAGATGGCGCAGGATGTAATTGTTCGAACTGGCCGCAAACACCATCCCCGACTGCCCACTGCCGGGAGACACAATCGTCGGCATGAACGCCGCATACGCTGGACTGGTCCGCGTGCCTGCTGGCGGCAACGACGCTGGCGCCGCATTCGTCGTCAGCGTGATGGGTGTCGCGAGGACGCCTTTGTTCGGAAACGTCACGACTTCCGTGAAGACGTGCCCGGCATCGCACTGGATGGTGTCGCCAGCCACCGCGGCATTCACCGCGGCCTGCACCGTCGTGAAGTTGCGCCCGACTGGCCCGACTGTAATGATCGACCCGCTGGCCGTGACGGTAAAGATCGCGCCGTTGGAGGTCTGCACGCCCACAGTGATGCGCACGAGCCCCGTCGTGGCTGACGTGGGCACCGTGACGGTAATCGCGGTGTTCGACCAAGTCGTCACGGCGGCGAGCACCCCGTTGAACGTGACGCGGCTGTTTTCTTGCTGCGGCCCGAAATTGCGGCCGGTAATGACGATGCTGTCACCGATGGCCCCAGAATTCGGGATCAGGGCCAGTAAGACTGGCGGATGAACGCGAACAATAAAATGCGACACGGCACACGGGCCGATCGCCGGTTAAAACGGCTCGTAGATGATGTGGGCCGAAATCGCGCCCGACGTGCCGGTGTCGTTCTTGGCCGACAACGACATTTCGCCAAACGGCTGCGTGTTCCCGAGGCCCACGATGCGCGCCTGTGTGTTGCTGTAGTTCAAGCGCACGATGCCACCGAAGGCGTTGAACGATGGCGTCAGGTAATACGCGCCAGCTTTGCGCTGCCCGCCCGTCGTCGCCGCGGTAAACGTGATCACGATGATGGACAGCGGAGCGGCGCTGGAATCAACGGCCAAGTCGGAAGCCGGCGCGGCCAGCGCGGTCGGCGTCGAGGCCACCGTGGAATGCTGCGCCAGCACCATGTCATTGATGGAGCTCGCTGACGCCTGCCCGCCCATGTAAAGCTCTTCAATCGCCCATCGCTGGGAGGCGTTGCCGCCGCGCATCGCCATATACGTGGCGTTGGTCAGCGCAGAGGTATCCGCCTGATTGGTTGGCGTGAACGTCGTGAACGCAAAAGTCCGTAGAGCCATTAGAGCGATCTCCTTTTATCGAGCACTAGATCGAGTTTGCCGTCTCCGCAGGCGTCTATCAGCTCCTGCACCGTAAAACAGGCGTTCGTGGCGTGGTAGGTCGCTTCGCAGGCGCGGCAGATATATTGCGCGCATTTTGGGCAGCGTCCGAGGGCGCCTCTTTGATTCGGATTGAGCATCGCGTTCCGCTGACAATGCCCGCACACCTTCACGATGCCTTCGTAAGTGCGCCCTTCCGGCACGTCTGGCGTGCCAGGTGACGCACGATGGTCAATCAGAATGACGCCTTCGTAAGACCGCTGCGACTGGAACGCCATTACGCGCTCTTTCTCGCTTTCGGCTCGAGCGAGGCAATGACCGACGCGAGATCGTCATCCGACAATTCCGCCATCTGGTCCTGAATCGCCTGCATGCGCGCCTTCTTCTGCCCGTTGATCACGAGGTCGCGATCGGCCTGGGACAACGCCTCGAGCATGCGCTTGATGGCGTCGGCCTGGTCGACCACGACCGTGCCCGGGTCTTTCTCGAGGTAGCCCTTCGCGACGTAATCCCGATGCTCTGTCGCGCTCTGCACCGTGATCTCTTCGCCGGAAGGACTCCAGAGCAAGCGCGGATAGGGAAACGTCTTGCCCGCATCCGGGTTGTTGCGTGGTCCTTCGACCGACCAGAAGAACGTGGGCCGCGGGTCATCTTTTGTCGGCAGCAGCCGCAAGTCGTGCAATTGACGTGGACGAAACGGCGAGCGCCCACCCTGCTGTAGCTCGGAGGCGTTCAGCGAGCCATCCGCCAGCGCCTGTTTGATTTCTGCGAGCAGTTCAGGATTCAACGCCATCAGTAGCTCCTGAGTTCGGCCTGCACCAGTTTATTCGTGCCCGAGAACGAGGTGCCCCCGTTGAACGAGACGCCAATGAACGATCCGGCCGGTGTCGAATCGAAGCCGCTCGAGGTCACCTGCAACTGGCCGTTCCCCGATGCGCCCGTGGCCACAAGGCCAGTCGCCGCCAAGGCGTGTGTGCAAACGCAGGTGCCGGAGACGACGGCCACCGTGCCACTGCCGACCGTGCGGAAATGCGCCGTGACGGTGAACGTGCCGGTATCGACGGCAGCCGTGCCGGCGGCCCAGGTAAAGGTCAGAATCGCGGTATCACCCACCGCGCCCGCGGTGCCAATGCGCACGATGACCGTCGCGGCTGCCGTGCCGGCCGCGGTTTTCACCATGTCAAACGTGCAGATATACCGCATGCCGGCCGTGAAGCCCATGGCTGGCGCCGCGATGCTCGAGCCGGCCAGATACGTGTCCGTGGCATAGCCCGCCGAGACATCAGCCGTGCTGACGTTCGATTTCAACGTGGCGAGGACGGGTGCATTGAGCGGATTGGGTGGCACCAGACGCATCTGGCCCGTGACGTCGTAATCGAGTGCCGGGAGAAACGCGCCGCCGGCCTGTGGAGATCCAGCCATGTCAGTATCCCTTCAATTCGGCTTCAACAATGGTGTTCGTCCCTGAGAAGGACGCCCCGCCGTTGAAGGACACACCAATAAACAAGTTGGCCGGTGTGGCATCGAAGGCCGACGACACGACCGCCAGTTGCCCTTGGCCCGATGCCCCCGTCGACACCAAGCCCGTCGCGGCGAGCGCATGGCGACACTCGCACGTGCCCGCCAAGACGGCGGCCGTGCCAGCAAGCCGGAAATGTGCCGACACCACAAAGGTGCCGGTGTCGATCGCGGCGGTTCCCGCCGCAAAGGTGAACGTCAGGATGGCCGCATCGCCCGTGCTCCCAGCCGTGCCGATGCGCACAATCACCGTAGGGGTTGCGGTCCCCGCTGCCGTCTTCACCATGTCGAAGGTGCAAACGTAGCGCATCCCAGATGTGAAGCCACCGAGCGGAACCGGCACGGACGAGCCCACGAGATAGGTATCCGCCGCATAGCCCGTTGTCACCGTCGACACACTCGCCGCGGAGGCCAGTAAGTCGTTGAAGGATGGACCCAACGGACCATTGGGGAAGTCGCCGGGGAACCCGAAATACGCGGGAGCCCCGTTTTCGTGCCACATCGCTGGCGTGCCGTTCACGCCGGGCACGATCCCCACGATGGACGCGCCAGTCTGCGAGGTATCGGTGACGCGCAGATATTCGCCTTCGACGTAGACGAGCATCTTCGGCACGATTCCCGTCACCGACGTCAGCTTTACATACTTGTCGTGGCGAATCTTCGCCAGCGACAACGTGGTCGAGGTCAGCGCCATTAGGCGACCGTCACACCGTTCTGCGCCACGCAGGCCCAGACGCCGTTGGAGGCCTTCATCGTGCAGCTGTTGCCGATGGCGCCGCCAAACGTCGCCACGTCCGTGGCTGACGCGTTGCCCGCCATCGTGATGGTGTGCGCCTGCGCCGTCGTGCTGATGAACACCAGCGTGTTCAACTGATCAATCGCCGGGGCCGCCAGCGTCATCGCGCCGACACCCGCTTTCGTCAGGTAGATCACGGCCACATCGGCCACAGGCACGGTGCCCGCGCCGCCAGGGCCGGTAATCGCGCCGCTGACGCCAAAGCTCTGACTCGTGACGACACCCTTGAACGGGATGCCCACGTTCACGAAGTCGCTCTGATTGCCGTAGATGACCGGCGCCAGAATCCCGTGCGGGCCGGCCGTCGAGCCGTTGTAGCCCGGCACGCAGCCGAGGACAGGTGTCAGGTTGTTGCTGGTGATGCGCACCCATTCCGCGTCCACGAGCGCCAGCATTTTCGGCAAGGCCCCCGTGGCCGACGTCAGGTTGATCACCACATCGTTGGTCGCTTTTGCTCCCGCGAGCGTCGTTGCAGTCAAAGCCATGTCGATTACTCCGAGTCAGAGGTTAACGGGCACGTTCTCACAAGACCTCTCAGCCTTGACTACCCACCGACGACGCACGCGAGCTCTTGCCGCAGCACCGCCGTGCCATACAGCACGTCCAGACGCTGAATCCACTGGTCAGTGGTCGCCACGTAATCGCGGATGCAGCGAATCGCCTTGCCAGACTTCTTCGAGGCCGCCCGATACGCCCGGTCGGTGCCGCCCGGCAGTGGCATGTCGACCATGGCCAGCGTGCCGAAGTTCTTGTTGCCGACGATGTTGAAGGGCGAGGACTTGCCGGTGATGAGCGAGAAGTTAGCGGCTGGCGTGTCGTAGACATACAGCGCCGTCGAGACGGCCGGCAGGTTCGTCACGTTCTGCAGCTGCTGCCCCGGCCCGTAGATGGCCGGCGCAAACGGAATGACCATCGTGCCGCCGGAATCGCTCGTGGTCGCCGTGACCACGAACTGCTGCGGCTGGCCCATGTTCTGGTAGTTCTGGGGATTGACGAGGTTGACCGGGGTCGTGGTCGAGACGAAGGAGAACTTGTCGCCCGCGTTCAGCGTGCTCGTGCTCCAGCCCGTCGTGCTGATGGTTGTCGCGCCATTGGCCGGCGCCGTGCCGACCACTGGTGTCGCCGCACCGAGCGTGCCCACGGTCTGCACGTAGATGTTCTGGTCCATATCCCAGCCCATCCCGAGCGTGCCCGATTCCGTCATCGAGCCTGACTCGTATTGCGCGCTAATCGCCTTGCCGCTATTGAACAAGCCCTTCAGGTTGTCCATCAGGGTGAAATCGGCAATCGGGCTCAGCCAGGCGTAACGGTCTTCGGCGGGACACGCGTTGTTATCCAGCTTCACTTTCGCGAGGCCGTAACTGGTCAGCGTCGTCG